CCTACCCTCGCAAACTGTCAGCAAAACTAGTTTTTATTTTTCGCATAAGTTGAGTTTATCTTGGTTGGTGTGTATATAATTGTTTTATCAACAAAAGTTGATAGTTCAAGAGGAGGACTTAGAAAATGGAAATTACACACAAGAATCAGACTTACAAAATTGTTCAGATCAAAACAGCGCCTGATAATTTTAGAACTCAACTTGGTTGGACACACTTTGCAGAAGTGAAACGACCAAATGGCAAGAAGTCATATTGGGCAAATATCTATATCGTTGATGGTGTAATCGTTCAGTCAAAAGTGATCAACTGATGGGCTATATGGTTGAAGTAAATAAGACCAAGCGCAACGCCGTTATGAATCTGCAAGTTGGCGATGTTTTCACTTGGTATATGCACAAAGAAAATTATCTGATTCAAGAGATCAAACCTTCAACACGCAAGAACGGTAACACTTGGGTTGTGGTCACTGTTGGTTGCTCTACAGGGATTGTTAAAGACCATAAGTTGCCTAAAGAATCTTTAGTTCAACTTGTGAAGGACTTAAAGTGAAACTTCGTAAAGCATTCAGTGAGGTTCAACCTGTCGCTGTTGATCTTGTCGCACACTTTGAAGCACAAGGTTTACTAGTTGAAGTTGGCGGTTCGTTTCGTAGGCAAGCATCAACTGTCGGCGATCTTGACATTGTGGTTCAAGCAAACTCGCTTTCAGATATTGTTTTGCCTGAACAAGTTTTCTTTGAGCGTTTAGGCGAGCAGGCTTCTCACGGTGTTATCGGTTTAGATGGTGACGCTTTCGGGGTGGACATTTGGTGCGCTACGCCTCGCCAGTGGGGTGCGTTCCTTTGGTACATCACAGGCTCTAAAGAGTTGAATGTGTTGATGCGTCAGAAGGCTAAGGCTCAGGGTTTGAAGTTGTCGCAGTTCGGTTTGTTTCGTGGCGCAGAACAGATTGACGATGGCACTGAGCGTGGTGTCGCTGATGCTTTGGGCTTTGATTGGGTTGAACCAACTGATCGGCAGAAATTTGTGCGCCAACAAATTATCTCTGATGCGATATATCAAGTTGCTTCTAGTTCAGGCGACAGATTCTATGAAATCTCTCAAAGCGATTTAGGTTGGTCTTGCAGTTGCCCACATAACACATTTCGCAAAGTTGAGTGCAAACACATCAAACAGATTCTTCGTACAACTTCTGTTGCAGCGTGATCTTGTGCCATACTAAGTGAATGGGTGGCAAAGGTTCAGGCGGTTCTAATCGTAAACCTGTTGAGCGTAAACAGCGCATCGGCAATCCTTCAGGGCGCAAACTACCTGCAATAGTTCCAATGGCTCAGATCACAACGATTGCTTCATCACATATCCCTGAACCATCAAGACCAATGGGCGCACAAGGCACTGCGCTCTGGAATCAAGTTTGGCAGTCGGGTGCGAGTTGGCTTAAACAAAATATGGATACCGAACTAGTTTTGATGTTATGCGAAGCGACAGAGGAAAGAACACGGTTAAGAATTATGTTGCAGAACGATCAAACTTTATGGCGTGAACGGCGTGCCTTGCGTGAAGTAGATCGCCAAATCATTACACTATTAGGGCAAGTGGGGTTCAGCCCATCGGAGCGAGGATTGTTAGGAACAGGTGAAACAACAAAGCACGAGTTCAGCGACTTACACAAACGGATTGCCAAAAAGCGTTCAACCAGCAGATAAATGGAAACCAGCCTTTTATACGGCACGCAAAAATGTTTCAACTGATGGCGATGAAATAATTGATTTTGCTCAAAACTATTTTAATGTTCTCAAAGGTTTCAGATCAGGTCAGCCTTTACAGTTCACTAACTGGCAGAAGTGGTTGTTGCGTTCACTGTATGAGCGTGACGATGTAACAGGCAGGCTTCGTTATCGGCGTGCGCTAATCGGTTTACCTCGCAAGCAAGGCAAGTCTTTGATGTTGTCTGCTGTTGGTGTTTACGGAATGATCGCAGGCGAATCAGGTTCAGAAGTTTACGCAGTAGCAAACGACAGGCAACAAGCACGCATCATTTTTAACGAAGCGAAACAACAAATAGTGAACAGTCCTTTGCTTAATGCTGAATCAAAGATTTATCGTGATGCGATTGAGATGCCACGCTTCGGTTCTGTGTTCCGTGTTCTCTCATCAGACTTCAAAGGACAGGCTGGACTCAATCCATCACTCGTGCTGTTTGATGAGTTGTGGGGGCAATCAAGCCACGATCTATACGATCAAATGACTTTAGGCTCAGGCGCACGAATAGAACCATTAACAATCAGCATCACGACTGCTGGCTACGATTTAGATTCACTCGCAGGCAAGTTATATCAATACGGCAAACAAGTTGCATCAAATGAAGTTGATGATGACAGTTTCGGGTTTTGGTGGTGGGAAGCACCAACAGATTGCGCCATTGATGACCGCAAAGCGTGGCGCATAGCAAACCCTAACCTTGCTGAGAAACTTCTTGACCCTGACGACCTTGCTGTTGCTGTTAAACAAACTTCCGAGATGGGAATGAGACGCTGGCGACTCAATCAGTGGGTAAGGTCGCAAGAATCGTGGCTACCTGTAGGCGGTTGGGAACAATGCGTATCCAATCTTGATCTAAACACGACTGAACCTGTTTGGATTGGTATTGATATGGCTCTAAAACACGACAGTATCGGGGTGGTTATCGCTCAACCGCAGGGTGAAAAAGTTGTTGTTCGTGCAAAGATTTGGCAACCAAGTTTAGAAGGCGTTGATGTTGCTGATGTTGAAAAGTATTTGCGTGAACTTCATCAGACTTATCAGGTACAAGAGTTCGCTTATGACCCTGCCTACTTTCAAAGAAGCGCTGAAGCATTAAGCGATGACGGTTTGCCGATGGTTGAGTTCGGGCAATCTGCTGCACGAATGATACCTGCGTGCGGTAACGCCTATGAAATGATTGTGAACAACAAAGTTGCGCACGATGGCTCACCAACTTTCACAGATCAAGTCTTGTCAGCAGCGCAACGCATGACTGATACAGGCTGGCGTTTAAGTAAAGGCAAATCAAGGCGCAAGATTGATGCTTGTATTGCTATGGTTATGGCATTAGATCGTGCGACAACTAGAGCGACAGCAGTTATACAACCTTCAGTACTGGACATTTGGAAATGATAAACAAACAAAACATAACTACGGCGATGGAAATTGTTGGCGCAATACTTGTTGTTGGTGGCATCGCATCATTTAGTGTTCCGATTAGTGTTATTGTTTCAGGAATAATTTTGATTGTTGCTGGAGGCTTTACAGTATGAGTTTGTTTCGTAGGTCTGAACAGCGTGCGCTGCCGACTTCTATTGACCCATACCAAATAACTGCACGACCTTATTATCCAAATTACACAGGCGAGATCGTAACAGAATTAACTGCGTTTGCTCATAGTGCAGTTGTTTCTGCTGTAACTATTCTCGCTGATTCTATTGCTGCGATGCCTCTAGAACTTACTCGTACTCGTGGTGGTCGTATAGAAAAACTGCCAACACCATCAGTACTTCAAAGACCTAATGATAGGCAGAATATGTTTGAGTTCGTTCATCAAACAATGGCAACACTCGCCTTACACGGCAACGCCTACATTTATGCACCAAGAGGCGCAAACGGTTTACCTGTTGAAATGCGAAACATTCACCCGAACGCAATAAAAAAAATAACTTACGCAGACACCGACACAATTTATGATCTCGGCAAAGTTCAATACAACAGCAAAGACATTCGTGCTATTCACTGGCTGATACTTCCTAATCAGGTGCGAGGCGTTTCACCCATTGAAACAATGCGAAACACGATCGGTATGGGTTTAGCGATGGACAGATTTCTCGCACAGTTCTACGGCGAAGGCGCAACACCATCATCAGTATTAGAAACTGATGGTGCACTAACACCTGATCAAGCAAGACAGATTCGTGACTCGTGGGAAGAGGCACACTATAAACATCGCAAGCCAGCAGTATTGCAAGGCGGTTTGAAATGGCGACCAATAACAACTAGTGCTGCCGATATGCAAATGTTGGAACACAAAGAATCTATTATCCGTGATATCGCTCGTGTGTATCGGATACCGTTGCATCTGATTATTGGTACAGGTGGGGACTCGCAAACATACCAAAACCTTGAAGCAGTAGGTTCAGCGTTCTATCAATACACACTTCTTGGTTGGGTTCGTAGATTAGAAACAGCGTTCAGCGAAATGTTGCCACTAACTCAACAGGTTCGTTTCAATGCGTCAGAGTTCTTGCGAGCAGACTTGATGACCCGTGTTAAGGCTCAGCAGTTGCAGATCCTTTCAGGCACGATGACACCTAATGAGGCACGAGAGATTGAAAACCGTGAACCTTACGATGGTGGTAATACTTTTATTGCGCCAGCCTCAACGCCTGTTGTTGGCACTGACGCATTACCACCTGAAAAGTAGGAAACATTTATGATTTCAAAATCAGTAACAGTAACAACTTCAGCAACACTACTTATCGCAGCAGATAATCAACCTCGTACTTGTTACTTTCACTCAACAAGTGGCAGCACATATTTGGGCAATAGTGCAGTGACTACATCTGATGGTTTGCATTTACCAAACAATCAAACGATCACAATTATTGTTCCATTTGGTGAAAGTTTGTATGGTGTGACAAATACTGGTACAACTAATGTTCGTGTTTTAACACCTGATTTGGATTGATATGTCTAACCAAATAATAATGATCGGCGATGATGATCAGATTGTTATGAATCAAGAAGAAATTATCAACGAGTGCCCAATAGCAACTCAAGATATTTCTGTGAATCTTAAAAACAGATTGAACGCAGTTGAAGTTGCGAATTATGGACCGATGAACCCTGAACTATCAAATAATGAGTTTTGGATAGCAAAAGGTGAACTGTTCAAAACAACTTCAGAAATTGCCAAACAGTCACGCTGTGCAAATTGTGCAGCATTTATTCAGACTAGTGAAATGATTTCTTGTATTGAAAAAGGATTAGATTCAGGCATAGAGGCAACTGCGATTGTTGAAAAAGCAAACTTTGGTTATTGTGAAATCTTTGATTTTAAGTGTGCTGGAGAAAGAACCTGTGATGCTTGGGTGTTTGGTGGTGCGATAACAGATACAGACATAATGCAATTAGCGGTTGAAGAAGTTGTTGATATAAATGAACCTCAATCTGATGAGTATCGGGCAGTCAATTTATCTGTGCCAGCGTTTATGCGAGCGTCAGCAAAACGAGGTTTAGCATTACACGAGCAGGGCTTCTCGGGTGATGGTCTTGTACCGCAAACAGTTGAAGATGCACGCAAAATGGCGAATGGTGAAGCGTTGAGCGAAAATAAGTGGCGCAAAATATCGCCGTGGATTGCACGCCACATTGTTGATCTAGACGCTGTGCAAGGCGATGAAATTACTGCTGGTCTTGTAGCGATGTTGCTATGGGGTGGCGGTGCGAGTAAAGCAAGCGCACGAAGAGCACAAGCATACGCTGAGCGAGTTGTGGCAAACTTAGATGAAACAATGTAAAGTGAGAAAACTATGACCAAAACATTTAATTGGATTGCTAAACCGATTGATGAAAAAAGAACTATCGCATACAGCAATCTTGAGATGCGTGCTGAAGGCGATGGCAACACTTTGATCGGTTACGCCTCAGTGTTTGACTCACCTTCAGAACCGATGCCATTTACAGAATATGTTAAGCGTGGTGCGTTCGCAAAAACTTTGAACGATGGCGCAGATGTTCGCTTGCTGATTGATCACGAAGGCGTACCACTGGCAAGAACAAAATCGGGAACACTTGTATTGGAAGAAGATGATCGTGGCTTGCGTGTTGAAGCAGACCTAGACCCAAGCAACCCTGACGCTGCAAGAATTATATCTGCGATGAAACGTGGCGACCTTTCACAAATGAGTTTTGCTTTTCGCACTATAAAAGATTCTTGGTCAAATGATCGTTCTGTGCGTGAACTAAAAGAAGTGCAACTGTTTGATGTCAGCGTTGTCACCTTTCCTGCTTATGAAGAAACTGTTGCCGAGTTGCGTTCAATAAATGAATCTGTTACTATCGCACCGACTTCACTATTGCGTTTGCGAAAATCGCAGATAGCGGTAGAGAAGTTACGCAGCCGTTAAGCAGCCGACCCGATTGGGTCACTACCTCTAACACTCGGATAAAAAATAAACCGATTGACCACAGGAGGTCAGAATGTCATTTAGTAAATCACTTATTGAAAAGCGTGACGCTGCACTTGCAAAAGCAGAAGCAGTTGTTGTCGCAGCACAAACAGAAGCACGAGAGTTATCAGTTGAGGAAGATGCAGATATCACTGCAACTCTCGCTGAGGTTCGTTCACTTGATGAGCAAATTGAAAAGCACGTTGAACTTGAAAAGCGTTCAGCAGAGGCATCAGAACTTCGTAAAGAAAAGAAGTTTGATATTGCTGTCGGTGGAACAGTCGTAAAGGCTGAGGCACGCACCTACTCGCCACAATCCGAAACATCATTTGTTTCTGACGCTTTCGCAGCACAATTCAACAACGACTTCGCAGCGCAACAGCGTTTGGCTCGCCATATGAACGAAGAAAAAATTGAACGCCGTGATGTGACTAGCGCAAACTTCGCTGGCTTAATGGTTCCGCAATTCTTAACTGATCTTGCTGCACCGTTCGCTCGTGCAGGTCGTGTAACAGCAGACCTCGCTCGCAAACATCAACTACCTGCACAAGGCTTAACAATCAGCCTCAGCAAGGTAACAACTGGTTCGGCAACAGCAGCACAGACAGAAGGTGCAGCAGTTCAAGAAACAAATATGGACGACACAAAACTAGATATCAGTGTTGTAACTATCGCTGGTCAGCAAAATGTTTCTCGCCAATCACTTGAGCGTGGAACAAACATTGACAGTCTCGTTATGGCTGATCTTGTTTCTTCATACAACACCGTTTTGAACACAGCAGTAGTCGCTGAATTGTTCTCATCGGCTGGTCAAGCGGTGACTTACACCGATGCTTCACCAACAGTTGCGGAACTTTATCCAAAACTTGTTGATTCAGTTCAGAAAGTTCAAACAACTTTCTTCGCTGGACCGAACGTGATGATTATGCACCCACGCCGACTTGCTTTTATTTTGGCAGCAGTTGATGGTCAATCACGACCACTGGCTGTACCAACACCGTCAAGTTCAGGTCAGCCTGCATACGCATACGGTTCAGGCGCAGTTCAGTACGGCAACTCTGGTTACAGCATTTTAGGTTTGCCTGTTTACACAGATGCAACCGTTGCGGTGAATAAAGGAACTGGAACAGATCAAGACACCATCTACATCGGTAACTCTCAAGAGTTGCACTTGTGGGAACAGGGCGATGGAACACCAATGATGCTTCGCTTTGAGCAACCTAAAGGTGCAGAACTTGATGTGACAATGATTGTTTACGGCTACAGCGCAGTAACAGCAAATCGTTACCCTAACGCTTGGGCACAAATCAACGGCACAGGATTGATTACACCAACTTTCTAAGTTGATCAAATAGTTGTTCGGGTTGCTGATATCCTTCAGGGTGTCAGCAACCCTAACTATTTACGGAGAAAACAAATGAGCAAATATATTGAAGCACTACTTGTAGAGCGTGCAGCCTACGAGCGCAGAGGCTTGAAAGATCGTGTCGCCTCAGTTGATGTTGCGCTTCGTGAAGCAGGCTTTGATCATAAATATATGACACCTGAAATAGATGTTGAAGTTGCTGTGCAAGAAGTAGAAAAAGAAACAGCATCATTGAATCGTGGTAAAAAAAAGAAAGAATAAAATATGGCAATCACAAACGGTTATTGCACGCTGGCTGAATTGAAGGCTGCTTTACGCATAACTGATTCAACTGATGACACGCTTTTAGAGAACGCTGTTGAGTCTGCTTCTCGGCGCATTGATGGCTATACAGGAAGGTTCTTTTATCAGACGACTAGCACTGCTGTTCCGATGTTTCCTTACAACGAATATCTTTTGGTGTTCGGTAGAGATGTTGCGACTACAACTATTACGATCAAGATTGATTCAACAGGTGATGGCACTTACGCTCAGACTTTGACACAAGGCACAGATTATGTGCTACAGCCTAGAAATGTTCCGATCTTTTCACGACCTTACGAATCGGCACGAATGGTTGGTGGTAACACCTTTCCGATGCTGACTACGCCAGCGTTTGAAACTGTGCAGGTGACTACGGTTTGGGGTTGGTCTGCTGTGCCTGATGATATTAACCAAGCCACAATTCTGCTCGCTATGCGCCAGTTTGCACGCCTGAACGCTTCTCTAGGTGTTGTTGGGTTCGCTGATATGGCGATCACTGTTAGGGCTGTTGATCCTGATGTGCGTGATCTATTGTCACCGTATCGCAGATTCGGTATCGCTTAATGCCTGCAACTATTTCACAGGTCGCTACAGGTCTAGCAACTAATCTCGCAACTGTTACAGGTTTGCGTGCAACTTCTTTTCAACCTGAGCAACTAAACCCACCGTTGGCGTTTCCTGTTTTGAACTCTGTCAATTATCATCGTGCGATGGGTGGCGGTGATGTCACTATGGAGTGGACTGTGTTCGTGATTGTTGGCAGATATGTTGATCGGACTGCGTTCGCTACTTTAGATGGTTATCTTTCCTACTCAGGTGCTACCAGTATTCGTGCAGCGATTGAATCAGATAAAACACTTGGTGGCGTGTGCCAAACTTTGGTGCTACCATCGGGTGCGAACATAACAAGTTTAAGTTCTGCTGATGCAGAGTTTTTACAAATCCAATTTCAAGTAACTGTTCACGGATAGGAATCTGATGACAAACTATAAAGTTATTAGCGAAAACTTCACACTAGGTAAACAGGGCGACAACATTAACGGCGATGATCTTGAAGGCTTGAATGTTGATGCGCTTGTTGATGGTGGACACTTAGCAGAAGTTAATGTTAAAGTACTCAAACAAGAACCGAAAGAAATGGACAAATAAATATGGCTGTTAAAGTTTTAACCAACGCACTTGTAACTGTGAATGCGATTGATCTTTCCACGAAATCTAATTCCGTAACCCTGAATTACGAAGTGGACAGCGTTGAGGTAACGGCGTTCGGAGATGGTGGACACAAGTTCACTGGTGGGCTGCAAAACAATTCTGTTGATATTGAGTTTATGCAAGACTTCGCAACAAGCCAAGTTGAAGCAACAATTTATCCTCTTGTTGGTACAACTACAACTTTAATTATTCGTGCCGATAGCGGTGCGGTGTCAGCAACGAACCCGACCTACACGATTTCAAATGCGTTCTTGGCAGCGCATACACCTGTGGCTGGCGGAATCGGTGAGTTAATGATGACAAGTCTTTCGTTCACTGGTGGAACACTCGTTAAAACAACTGTTTAATTAAAAACTATTAGAAGGAGTAGTAATGAAAATTGCTTTACAAGTTGAATATCTTGACGGCACGATTGAACCTGTTGATGCTGTGTTCGCTGACTTTGTTGGCTTTGAAAGAACTTGGCAACGATCTGTTGTTAAGTTTGAAACTGAGATGCGTTTAACTGATCTTGCTTGGCTTGCGTGGTCTGCGCTCACTCATCGGAACAAAACTAAATTAAAGTTTGACCCCGATTGGATTGCTACTGTCGCACAGGTAACGCCACGAGATGAGGGTGAAAACCCTTTAGAGAAATAAAGTTTGGTGATGATTCCGCACACTGGCTAATCGCTCATCTTGCTCACGAATATCATATTGCGCCAACAGTTTTACTTAATGAGAGTGAATCAATGTTGAACACGATGTTGGCTTATCATCGTTGGGTTGTTAAGCAATCGCAAACGAAACGCCGTTAGTTGTATGATGTTCGGCTATGGCAACCGCATTAAAGTTTTATGGGATAAGCGAAACACTTTATTATCTCAAGAACTATGAGAAAGATTTGTATGATGCGCTTCGCAAAGACTTGGTTAATGCTTCTCAACCTTTAGCAACATTGGTTGGCAGTCACTTTCCTGATGAGCCTTTACTTAATTGGCATACATCAGGTGGCAGACTTCAAAGCAAGTCACGGTTGCCACCATATAACGGTGCTGTAGCAAAGAAAAGTGTGAAACCTAAAGCAGGTACAGGTTCTTTGCGTGGCGGTACTCGTAACAGTGTGATCTTGCGTATCCAACAAAACGATGCAGGTGGTTCTGTTTACGATATTGCTGGCTCGGTAACTAAGGGTGCTAGGGGTGCAGGTGCTTCAGCAGGTCAAAAGTTTATTGCCAATTTAGACAAAACTAAATCAATTCAATCACAAGGCAACGGTGGTCGTTCTCGTATCTTGTACGGTGCTATTAAAGCGAACGAGAAAATGATTGAACAAGATGTTTTAGTGATCATAAAAAAAGTTGATGCTCATACAACTAAAGCAATTATGAGCAATCAAAAGTAAGGTGCATTTATGGCTGTTGGTGTAAACATTGTTTCCGATTTTGATGCAAAGGGAATAAAGAAGGCGATCTCGGATTTTAAGAAACTTGAAGGCGCAGGAAATAAAGCGACATTCGGTTTACGAACTTTTGATAGTGCTCTTACTAACGGTGTAAAAAATCTTGCAAAGTTTGGTGCTGTCGCTGGCGTTGTGGCAGGTGTAATTGGCAAGAACCTGATTGACGCTGCTTCTAATCTTGAAGAATCACAATCAAAAGTTAATGTCGTTTTCGGTGCGTCATCTAAAGCGGTAACAGATTTTGCTTCTACTGCTGCAAAGTCAATGGGTATTTCTAAACAGGCTGCACTAGAAGCAACTGGCACATACGGCAATCTTTTGCAAGCGTTCGGTGTCGCCCAACCACAAGCGGTAGAAATGTCCACGACTCTCGTTCAGTTGGCTGGCGATCTTGCTTCGTTTAATAACACGAGTGTTGATGAAGCGATCACTGCACTGCGTTCAGGGTTATCAGGTGAAACAGAACCATTAAAGCGTTTCGGTGTCGCAATCAATGATGTGAGGCTTAAACAAGAAGCATTAAATATGGGGCTTTATAGTGGCGCAGGCAATCTAGATATCAATGCTAAAACGCAGGCTGCTTATGCTTTGATTTTGAAAGATACAAGCCTTGCTCAAGGTGACTATGCAAGAACTTCTGATGGTGTAGCGAATACACAAAAGACTTTGAAGGCACAATTTGATGATCTTAAAAGCACGCTCGGTACTGCTTTGATTCCGATGTATAAATCTTTGTTAGGTGTTGTTCAAGATTCAATTATGCCTGTTATGACTAGGTTTGCTGAAATTGTTGGCACAGAAGGTATTGGGGCTGGTCTTAAATATCTTGGTAGTGAGTTCTTGAATGTTATAGAAAATATGGGCAAGTTCGGTAATGCGATGCTTGTTTTAATTTCGTTGTTTACTGCTTTTCGTTTAATTGCGATTGCTGCTACTATTTCTCAAAATTTGTTTACTGCTGCTTTATTAACAAACCCGATTGGTATTATTGTTGCTGCTTTTATTGCTCTCGGTGTTGCTGTAGTCGCAGCATATCTAAAGTTTGAAGGATTTCGCAAAGTAGTACACATTGTAATTAACTTTGTTATAAGGCTTGTAGAAGATTTAGTAAATGCTTTTATAGATTTATACAACAAGTTTGTATTTGTTATAAATGTAATGATTAAAGCAGCGAATCTTTTTGGTGCTGGTTTAACGGAATTAACTTATACAAGCCACATTTCTTTCGGGCGTATCGCTACAGATGCACAGAAGGCTTCAACACAAATCTTTAAGACCCTTGGTGCAATTCAGGCAGTTAAGAACGCTGAGCGAGGCGGTAGTTTTCTTACACCAACTGTTTCAGGTGGTGGTGTTAATATTGATACTGGTGGCGGTGGCGGTGGCGGTGGCGGTGGCGGTGAGTCTGCTATTGAGAAAGCCAAGAAAGCGTTAGAAAAATACATTGACGCAGTTAAAGGCGTGACAACAGCGCAACGATCAATGCGTGATGCGACTAAAGGTGTTACAGAATCTAATCTAAAACTTTCGGAAGCGATATCGGCTACCGCTAATGCGCAAGCGAACTTTAATAAAATTACTAAAGGATTTGCGTTAGACAGCAAAGAAGTAGTAAAGCAAACTAAAGAATTCGCTGACGCTCAACGAAACTTAATTAAAGCAAACATTTCGGCTGCAGACAGTGTTCAAGCAATCAAAGACGCTGAGGAAACATTACAAAAATTGCGTGAGAAAGTTGATCCATTTGATATTGAATCAGGTGAAATTAAATTAGAAAAAGCAAAGTTTAATGTTGAGGAAGCAAACTTCGCTGTTCTTGAAGCAGAAAAAGACCTTGCAAAATTACGCAAAGATAAAGAGACAACGCCACAAGAAATCCGTGAAGCCGAAATTAAACTGGCTGAATCAAAGTTCAGTGTGCGTGATTCAATTAAATCTGTCGCTGATGCTGAGAAAGAATTAAAGAAACTTCGTACTGATACCCCAACTTTGAAAGAGATTGCTGCTGCTGAACGGGCTGTCGCTGATGCAAAGATGGCTGCTGAAGATGCTTCTATCGCTCAGGCTGATGCACAAACTTCTGTCAATGAAGCGCAAGCAAAACTAAATGAACTTGTTAATGGTGCAACAGTTGGTAGTGATGCCTATACAGAAGCATTAAAACTATTGACTGACGCTGAGCAAGAAGAACGACAAGCAGCCGAAGATCGTGTTACTGCCTATGAGAAATTGGCTGCAGCCACAAGAGATTTGGCAAAGGCTGAACAAGAACGAAGTGACGCTGCTAAAGGTGTTTCTAAAAAAGATCGTGCTGCTGCTGACGCTGCTGACGCTGCTGATTCAAATGTTGTTATTCCTGCTGTTGCTACGGTTGTCAAAAGTGTTGCAAGCGCAGTTGTCACACCGATAACTGATGCTGTTATTGATGTTGTTCAAACTGTTGCTGATGTTGTCGCAACGATAACAATTCCTTCTGCTTTTGGTGGTTCTATGTCAAATATCGCTGAACAAACTGCCGTAAGCAGAGGTTTCATAACTCAAGATCAAGCAGACGCTTTGTTCGCTAGACGGGCAACACCTTTTGCTAATGGTGGAATTGTTACCAAAGCGATGCTCGGTATGGTTGGCGAGTCAGGTGCAGAAGCAATTATTCCGTTAGATCGTTTAGGTAATATGGGCAACACATACAACATTTCTGTTACCGCAGGTATGGGCGCTGATGGTAAAGATATTGGTACACAGATTGTTAATGCTTTGAAAAGGTATGAGCGAACGAACGGTGCTATTCCGATTACGGTGGCATAGTGGCAACAACTCTTGCATCGGGTGAAGTTCTAACTGTTCTTGCTGAGGTTGGTTTTATTGCAAACCAGTTTCGTTTAGATGACGCTGTAGCAGGCGTTTTAGATAATACTGAATATGTTTTAGATGGAAACCTTGACGGTGTAGATATTACCGAGTTTTGTCAAAACATTTCTATTACTCGTGGTCGGCAAGATCAGTTCGCACAATTTGGTGCAGGTCAATGTTCAATCACTTTGTTAAATAACGATAGAAGGTTTGACCCGATCAACACAGCCTCGCCTTACTACGATGCAACAGCAGGTCGTTCGGGTGTTGTGCCTCGCAGAAAAGTTACAGTTACTTCGGGTGCGAATCCTTTGTTTACAGGGCGTATCACTGACATTGATGTTCAATACAATCACAACTTGAGTACAGTTGAAATTACTTCTGCTGATGATTTTGTTTTATTAGCGAACACAGTTGTTGAAGCAGACATCACACCATCAGTACAGTTATCGGGTGCGAGGGTTGGCTATCTTTTAGATTTACCTGAAATCGCTTACCCTGCTACGACACGAGATATTGCTACAGGTTTAACAACGCTAGGTGCTTTCCAAATTGATGCAAACACAAACGCCTTAACCTATCTGCAACAGATCGCCACAAGTGAACAGGGTGCTTGTTTTATCTCTGCTGATGGCAAACTAACTTTCACTGATCGCCTCGCAGCAACCTTCGCAACTATTTCGGCAGTGTTCGCTGATGATGGTACGAACATTCCTTACACAGCGTTATCGGTTATTTATGGTCAAGAGTTTCTATATAACAGGGTTCAGGCAACAGTTCAAGGTGGTGTTGTTCAACCTGCTGACGATGCTGCTTCCCAAACCGAGTTTGGTGTTTCTACTTTGGCGTTAAACGATTTGTTGCTTGAAAATAATACTGCTGCGCTGACTTTGGCAAACTATCTGTTGGGCTTATATAAAGAACCGCAATACCGTTTTGATGATCTAGGTTTGCTGGTTTCTGCGATGTCGGCTGGCAACCGCAACACGATTAACGCTTTAGAGTTGCAAGACACAGTTTCTATAAAGCGAACTTTCACTACTGGTTCGCCTGCATCGGTAACAGATTTTTATGCGATTGAAAGATTGAACCATCAGATTACGGCAGGCGAGCATCGTGTTTCTGTTGGTTTGTTTAACGCTGAAATCTTGTATCAACTGATTCTTGACGATGCCGTGTTCGGCACACTTGATGGCGACAACGCCCTTGCTTAGTGTACAATAACCGAAATGGCACGCCAATCGTTTACAGCAGCGCAAATCCTGACCGCTGCACAAATGACCACGCTTCAGGACAGCGTTTGGTCTGATGATGTAAACACTCAAACTGGAACTTCGTACACACTTGTTTTAACTGATTCAGGCAAACAGGTTACGATGAGCAACGCTTCAGCAAGCACGCTCACAATCCCACCAAACGCCTCTGTAGCGTTCGCTGTTGGCGTTCGCATACAGGTTATTCAGTTGGGTGCAGGCGCAGTTACTTTGACTGCTGGCGCAGGCGTGACAGTCAATTCGCTTTCTACTTCTCTTATTCTTGGTCAATATCAGGTGGCGACTTTGATTAAGCAGGCAACTAATACTTGGATTGCTAATCTTGGTGGTTCGGGTGGTGCTGCTGATAGCGATCAAAACATTCTTGCAAATCAAGTACTAGGTTAGAAAGAGACACAATGGCAACTTTTACAAAATTAGCGTTACAACCAGCAGGCACTACAGGCGATGGTCTAGGTATCCTCGTTGTCGCTACTGCTACGGCAGGCACAGCAATTCACACAGCGTCATCTACTGCAACAACTATTGATGAGTTGTGGTTGTACGCATACAACAACCATTCAAGCACAGTTGTTTTGACTGTTGAGTTTGGTGGTGTGACTTCGCCTAAAGATGTAATCAAATCAACGCTTACTTCTCAGGCTGGACTTGTTTTGATTTGTGCTGGTCTAGTAATTCAGGGTAATGCTACGGCAAAAGTTGTGCGAGCGTTCGCTGCTACAGCATCTCAGGTTTCTTTGTTCGGATATGTGAACCGAATCACGGCTTAGGTTTTTGTGGGTAGACCGCACGCACCTCGTACTAGGGTTGGTACTGCTTTATCTTCTTGGAGTTTTCCTACAGGTGACGGTTTAACAAACTTGCTTGTTATCGGTGGCGGTGGCGGTGGCGGTATGTTTGGCGGTGGTGGTGGTGCTGGTGGTTATCGTGAAGCGTCAGCAATCACATTAACTTCAGGTGCGACTTATACAATTACGGTAGGTCTTGGCGGTGCTGCTGCAACTGCAAGAACTAGCAACGGTACTAGTGGTGCGACTTCAGAGATATCAGGCACAGGTATCACAACTGTTACTTCGGCTGGCGGTGGTGGTGCTGGTTCAGCGACTAGCGGTATTGCTGGTAGTAGCGGTGGCTCTGGTGGTGGTGGTAATGCACAGAACGCACCCTTGACTGGCGGTGCAGGTAACACACCAAGTACATCACCAAGTCAGGGCAATAACGGTGGCACAGGTGCAGCGACTACATCGCAGGCTGGCGGTGGTGGCGGTGGTGCGTCAGCAGTTGGGGCAAATGGTACAGAAAGTCTTTTAAATGGTTTCGGTGGTGCTGGCGGTGCAGGTACAAGTTACAACAGCATTTTTTATGCAGGCGGTGGCGGTGGTTGTGGCGAGGCAGCAGGTGGTTCGGGTGGTGCAGGCGGTAATGGTGGTGGCGGTGCAGGTTCTAAACAAGCAGCGAACGCTACAGCAGGTACAGCAAACACTGGCGGCGGTGGCGGTGGCTCACGAAATGAAGGCAGTGTTGGTGCTGCTGGCGCTGGCGGTAGTGGTGTTGTGATCATTGACGCAGGACAAGTCGCAGCATCAACAACTGGCTCACCAACTTTGTCGGGAACTGTTTATACTTTTACTGGTAGTGGAACGATTACTTTCTGATGCGTTTTGATAATCGTGGTTTAGTTGGTACAGCGTTAAGTGCTTGGGGCTTTCCTACAGGTGATGGTCTGTTGGTTGCAAACTATTTAGTTGTCGGTGGCGGTGCGTCTGGCGGTGGACTTGGTGGTGGTGGCGCTGGCGGATTTCGTACTGCATCAGATATTCTTTTAACACTTGGTGCGACTTACACAATTACTGTTGGACTTGGTGGTGCAGCAGTGACCACAAATGTTGACGGTTTATCTGGTGGCAGTTCAACAATTTCTGGTACTGGCATTACTACTTTGACTTCTGCTGGTGGTGGTGGTGGCGGTACTTATTACAATGCACCAAATGTCGGCACTGCTGGTGCGTCAGGTGGTGGCGGTGGCGCTGGACCGGGCGGTGCTGGTGGTGCTGGTAACACACCAAGCACTTCGCCTAGTCAAGGCAATAACGGCGGTGCAGGTTTGACAGATGCCGCAACATTTACCGCTGGTGGTGGTGGTGGCGGTGCTGGTGTAGTAGGCAATACTGCAACTTTCCAAAATGCTGGTAACGGTGGCGCAGGGTCACTTTATAACGGCGTTTATTATGCAGGCGGTGGCGGTGGCGGAATTGACGGTCTATTTCAGCAAGGGCTCGGCGGTAATGGCGGTGGCGGTAATGGTGGCAGAAATAACACAGATAACCCACAAAACGGCACAGCGAATAAAGGTGGTGGCGGTGGCGGTGCTTACGGTGCAGCAAGTTCAGGTGCTGGCGGTAGCGGTGTTGTAATTATTGACGCAGGCAGAACAGCAGCATCAACAACAGGCTCGCCTACACTTTCTGGAACTGTTTATACTTTCACAGGTTCAGGAACAATAACCTTCTAGGAGAAAACATATGGCACATTTTGTAAAAATAGAAAACGGCAAAGTCGTACAAGGAATCGTCGTACACAACAACGAACTACTTGTTGACGGGGTTGAAGTTGAGTCTAAAGGTGCAGAGTTTTGTACAAATCTTTTCGGTGGCGAATGGGTACAAACCTCGTACAACAACCGTATCCGTAAACAGTACGCAGGTATTGGCTACTCGTATGACGCTGACCTAGATATCTTTATCGCACCTCAGCCGTATCCTTCTTGGGTACTGGACAGCAACCATGATTGGCAACCACCAACCCCGAAACCTGATGATGGTAAAGAGTATGCGTGGTTTGAACCGAACAAACAATGGATTGAGTTAGTATAAAGTTTCCACCCCGATGATAAGAGTTCTTTGGACTTTGCCACTGATTAGGCTAGTCGGGGTGGTTGCTACTAAGTTGCGGTATAAATGTTGCCTAAGTTGCGGTATTGTACCCCTAAATGAGGGCGAACAGTAGTGTCTGTTGCGTACTTATAATATCGTTAAACGCCATTATCGTTACACTAGTATTCCGAAAATGGAACAGAAATGAAAAGATTTAGTCGCTGGCTTGTTCCGCTTCCTGCTGTGTTGTTTAGTTTTTATCCGATACCAGCATTAGCAAATCATCAGTACAGCACAACAACAACTTCATCAACCACGATCTCGCCAACTACTTTGCCTGCTACTTCTAGCAGCGCATCATCAACAACTACTACGAGCGAACCCATCGCAGAAACCACCACAACACAAGAGCAAAGTACAACAACGAAACCGCCTGCATCAACATCTACAACAACCCTTCTCGCAGAAACTTCCACAACAACAACGACAACTCAACTGCCACCTTCCACAACGATTGCCAGCACGACCACAACTGTTCTAGTACCGACACAGACAACTACGACTTTATTCTTGCCTGTATCAACTTCACCCACACCTGAACCGATAACACAACCGCTACCACAAGAAGTATCCACAGTGCCGATGCCTCAGATAGAAACAACCACCAAAACTTTACCAGCCACCACAGTTCGCCTAGAAACCACCACATCGTTTCAAACATTTGTTACTTCTTTACCGATGCCCGAAACCAGCACAACACAAGCCACATTAGAAACCATAAAGCCCACGACCAGCCTGCCACTAGCCACAAGATTACCGACAACAACAAAAGCATCAGATCAGCCTACAGAACCGTTAAAGCCTTCAACAACTCTGCCAACAGACGCTCTAGGAAGCGTTTTAAGCCCTGTTTCTGTCGCTACCCTACCTGTGCCACCCTTAATGGTTTCGCCTTCAACAGAATTGAATCTAACAGTTATGAACAACAACAAAGACACAGCACCGCAACCGATTGATCAGAAAGTGTTTGTTGATGTAATCAAAGTGTTGAGCATCGCAAGCCCTGAACAGATTGTGACAATAGTTAGCGAGGTTGTGAAATCAGATTTAAGTCAAACACAAGCACTTGAACTCGCAACTGTGCCTGCAATTCTTGAAGCGATTACTGAGAAACAAGCCGAACAGGTCTTTGAAAACATTGTGCCAGAACTTTTAACAGATCAGCAAGCAGAACAATTTATTGCAGCAGTTCAAGATGCGCCAACAAAAGTTAAAAAAGCGTTTGAAAAAACTTTAGACATTTTCGGTTCACAGTTTGAAAACTATGTTGCGCTCGGTTCAAATATCCCTGTGTCACAACGGCGCAGCCTTGTCGCTATTGGTAGTCTGATGACAATGTTGCCAATGCCTGTAAAGAGGTCACGATGAAAAAACTTTTAGATTATTTGATTGATAACACTTGGACACTTGCTGGCACAGGGCTAGTGCTGATCACTTTGTCGGGCACAACTTTTAAGCAGGCGATGCTTCTCACAGGTATAGCGATTGTTATACACTCGGTGCTTACCTTCAAAGCAAAGGACTAGCAGATGAAAAAAGCACAAGACATAGCACAACGATTGACCGCACTTTTTATGGCAAACGCTTTAGCGATCATCACAGGTTCAGCAATCGTTGGCGGTATTCCTGTTTGGAAAGCAGCAGCACTCGCAGGATTCACAGCAGTTGCACAGGTCGCAGAAAAACTTGCTCGTGCTTCTGTTGATGGCAGTTTGACTACACAAGAAATATCTGATGCGTTTGGTGGCAACGGTAAAAAGGTTTCCGAATAAAATGATTAGACCTTACACAGGTAATAAAGATGGTTTGGGAACTGGCGAGCGTAAAGGTTTAACAGTTTTTATTAAAGAACTTTGCAAGCGTTACCCTGCGCTGTGGAACAACGGAAGTTTTGTTAATCGTTCTATGCGAGGCAAACAAGGTGTGTTATCTGTGCACGCTACAGGGCGTGCGGTTGATCTATCTTTCAGGTTTACACCAAACCACAAAGACGCTTCAAACACTAAAGGTATTAAAGAAGGTGGTCGCAAGCAGGCGATGGAAGCGATGGATTTTGTTGTGAAACACGCTAACGAGTTTGGGCTTGAATGTATTTTAGATTACTTTCCAATACCTCACGGAAGAGGTTGGCGTTGTGATCGTAGTGCTTGGTCTGTATACACAAAAGAAGAAATACACGGCGCACCTATGGGCGACTGGATTCACTTTGAACTGTCACCAAAGATGGCTGATGACGCTGAGGCGATGCGAGCAGCGTTCAATGCGATACCATTACAGGCTCAAGTTATCTGATGGATAGTTCAGCAATAGTTGTTGCCGTTATTGGGGCGATAGGCGCAATTATTGTCGGGTTTATGCAGTCGTTTAAGAAAGAAGCAAGAGAAGCAAATAAAACTAATAGTGAAGATCACGCAATCGTTCAGTCGCAGTTAAGAATGATTTTCAAAACAGTTAATCGGGTAGATGACAAGTTAGAAAAACATATCAATCATCACGAAGAAGGAACATTGAATGGGCAAGTTATTAGACGAGATACAAAAACAAAAGCCTAAAAAGACTGGTTCATCGCCGAAGATAGATTTGTTGCTTACAAAATTGAGCAAACAAGATGCCCAAGATTTGTTAGTTGCTTTGGCTGATGAGACTATTCAATCAGAAATCATTTCTAGAGTGCTGATCAAGAACGGTCACAATATAGGTCGGCAGTGTGTTTCTAGGTTTAGGAAACAGAACCTATGAGCATTAAAGATGAGTTGGTAAGTGAGCAGCAAACACATTTTGAAACAGAGTTGGTAAGGCTACGCAAGCAGCGTGACAGTTTCGCTAATCAGAACGCACGATTAACAACACAACTTGAAAGCGTTGAAAGATGTTTACAGATCGTTGATCGTGCTGAAGGTACAGCAATCAATCCTCCAGCGTGGCTTGTGCCAACAAAACCAAAACTATCGGCAGCAACATTAGTTGTTATTTTGTCTGATACACATTTTGACGAGGTGGTGAATGTTGATGAGATGGAAGGCTTGAACTGTTACAACCGTGAGATCGCTGTGATGCGTTTAGAGAAGTGGGCGCAGAATGTGATCAAACTTTCACGCCACTATCTATCAGGTGTTTCTTATGATGGGATTGTTGTGATCTTAGGTGGCGACATTTTTACTGGCGATATCCACGAAGAACTTGCTTTGACTAATGAGGACACAATGATCGGGTCGCTTCTGTTTTGGTCTGAACAGGTTGCTGCTGCTCTACAACTTTTGACTGATGAGTTCGGCAAATGTTTTGTGACAAGTGTTGTCGGTAATCACGGCAGGACTACTCGTAAGCCTCGTATGAAACAGAGAGTGAAAACAAACTTTGATTACTTGTTATCTAAAATGGTTGAACGACATTTCAGGTTAGATAAGCGAATCAGTTTTGATATTCCTGAATCGGCTGATGCGTTGATCAAGATTTATGGTCACGGACATTTAATAACTCACGGCGATCAAGTTTCAGGTGGCGGTGGCATCGGCGGTATCTATCCACCAATTATGCGTATGCGTGCAAGAAAACAATCACGATATATGGCTACAGGTAAATCGTTTCAAACTTTGTGGCTCGGTCACTGGCATCAATATATTTCTACACCGTCAATGATTGTTAACGGAAGTCTAAAAGGTTTTGACGAGTATGCGATGTTGATGGGGTTCGGTCACGAAGCACCGCAACAAGCGTTAGCAATTATTACACCTGAAAGAAACATCACGATTCAAGCACCTGTGTTTTGTGTTGATCGTAAAAAAGAAGGCTGGTAGTTTGTGGCAACGATTGTGCTTATTGTTTGGCACGATGCTCACTCTGTTGCTTCTACTTGGATTGATGTTGCTGACATTGATGTTGAACCTGCTGTTGTTGAATCGGTAGGTTTTTTGTTGCCTGATGCAAAGCCGAAGCATATTGTTTTGGCGCAGTCTTTAACTGGCGATGAGTGTGATCATATTTTGGCTGTGCCTGTTGAGATGGTGCGAAGTATGAAAGTTTTGTTGTAGTGTTCGGTTTGGCGTGAGATGTACTCCTTCTCCGTTTTGCGCTACGAGTTGAGTTGCCTTGACACGGAAAGTTGGGGCAACTCCTCGTAAGCCCTTTATAGAATAAGGGTTAAATGAATGAGTGGTTTGGTGGTGCAGTTGATATAATTAACTCATCAAGCAAACAGTTTGTTTGATAAGTCAAGAGGAGGGCTTATGAAATTAAAATTATCAAGTCAGGCGTTAAGCGATCACGAGAGCAGATTGTATTGTTCAGATGAAAGCACCGACACAGTTAAAGTTCACATTGATCAACCAAGTTCAATTTACACAATCATCAAGGCAACAAAAACAGTAACGACAGTTGAGATGAGTGAGTCAGCCATCAAAGAGTATTTGGCAGATGGGGATTATCAAGCAGAGTTTAATAGCGAAGGTAAAAACCCTTTTGGTTTGATGTGGTCACGGGCAACAAAAAGTGTCAGAAAACAAATTACCAAAGTTCAAGAGGAGAACTAAAAATGAAAATCAGATTAGGTAAAGCGTTCTTAGAGGAATGCAAGATACGAGGCTACTTTAATGACAACGCTGCGATAGATGAACGAGGCGCAGTGTTGTTCAATGTGTTAGATCGGGCAACAAAAACTAAAACAGGTGTCAGCGTTGATGTGACACGTACAGAACTTGATCACTTGATTAGCGAATGTGATTGGTTCGTTTACAATAACTCGCCTGACGGTTCAAGTGATGATCGCAAAAACTTTAACAACTTAACTAACCAAGTGAAGTCTTTACGCAAAGTTAAATCTTTGAATTACACTAATGTTTGGAACTTCACGAGGGCTTATGAAAACTAAAGTAACTTGCCAGTGCGCAGTTTGCGGTGAACAGTTCAACAACATTACTGATCATATGTTGCACTATATGAGAACACACGATGAGGGTTACAAAGAACACGCACAGCGCAGGCGCAGAGGCATCGCCTGTCGTGGTTGCGCTAAACCACTTCTAGCAAACATCTTTCATTGTGATAGTTGTGGCTGGCAATTACAAACAACAACAGAGGAGGGAAGTTAATGGATATTGAGATCGGTGATTTTTATTTAATCACAACAAAGAATGGTGAAGAATATGACGGACAGATTACAGGTCTGACCGAAACTACTTTAACTGTTGAGCATTGGAACGGTGTTAAAGATAGAGATGTTGAAACAGATATATTGTTTAAAGACATCTTAGGAATGGTTGGGTTTAATGATTCGCAAACAACTGTGTAACACCCCTGAGTAATAATCTAATTAACAAATACCTGAGGAGGTAAACAATGGAACGAATACTGAAAGAGAAACACGGAAGCAAAGAATGGTTGTTGAGTAGATGGCGTGATGAGGAAGGCAGGTGCGTCTTCGGTGCGTCTGATGTACCAGTGTTAATGGGTGCGTCACCTTACAAGACTCGTGGTGAACTGTTCGCAGACAAACTTAACGAGCCAGTAGTCCAGTCAGATTCGGCAGTGTTTAGGCGAGGCAACTTATTAGAGAAACCTTTGCTTGAAGCAGCGTCAGATTTTCTTGGTGTAAACATTTCTACGCCTGAGTGGGTTTATCGTGAGGATAGGTTCTCGGTTTCGCTTGATGGTGTTGATCATTGGGACGAACCGAGTGTTGTTGTTGAAGCGAAAACAACTACACGCTATTCAATTAACGATGCAAGCGATTTGCCTGTTGAGTGGTTGTGGCAGGGCTGGACTCAGCAAGCAGTTTTGAATTGTCCTGTTTGGTTCAGTGTTCTTGACCGTGACTTAAAGATCAGTATGGTTTGCTGTCCTGAGAATCGTGAGGCGATAGATAGTTTGCGTTTAGAGGCAGAAGTGTTTGGTGATTGGATTGATCAGGGTGTTGTGCCTGATGAGGAGTTGAATAACTTTTCTGCCGATGACATTACACGAATCTATAAAGTTGAGCCGACAAGTGTTGAACTTGATGTTGTTGTGATTGATTGGTTGGTTGCGTTAGAAGATGCAAGACAACAGAGCAAGCAGGCTACAGAGTTGGAAACGAAAGCAAAAGATGCTATTGCACAAATGTTAAAAGGTAGCGAGATCGGTTTAGTAAACGGTGTGCAAGTTGTTTCGTGGAAACAGCAGGCAGGCAAGATGTCGTTTGATATGACCCGATTGAAGAGTGAGCAACCTGAGTTAGTAAAGCAATATGAGAAGCAAGGAAACCCGTACCGTGTGATGAGAACACACAGAAAGAAGGCAAACTAATGAGTAATGAAACAGAATCACTAATGCTGAAAGCAGTGTTAGAACAATACGCAACACCTGACCCAAAGATCGTGGGAACAATTCCACGCAACGGAATAAACCTTAGTTATGTTTCGCACAGCGAGATCACACGAATCTTGATTGAGATTGACCCGATGTGGAATTGGCAACCTGTCGCTTGGCAAGATGGCAGACCAGCAACACACGAAGCAAACGGAATGATAACAATGTGGGCAACTCTCACGCTGTTAAATAAATCGTTGATCGGTGTTGGCTCAGTGCGTTCAGATAAACCTGATTATGAAAAAGAATTAGTTGGCGACTTTTTGCGAAACGCTGCGATGCGGTTTGGTATCTGTTTAAGCCTGTGGTCTAAACAGGATTGGGAACACGCAACAACGCCTGCGCCTGTTCAACAAGCAAAACAAAACCACCCTGCAAGTCCGATGACTATTAAACAGATTGAAGAAGTGTTTACAAAGCCTGCAACTGTCACTTCAATCACTGGTTTAATTTCAGATAAGCAGAAGGGTTTGATTTCTAAGTTGGCTAAAGAGAAATTAAATGGCGATGTTGCACCTTTGATTCAAGAATTGTTTAGCAAACAAAACTTAAACACTTTGACCACTAAGGAGGGTTCAGAGTTGATTAAACATATTATGAATCTGCAAACTGGCGCACCTGAAGAACCTTTTTAATGATTGAAAAGCGTGATCATTGGCGTGAGGCTGCTGCGTGTCGTGGTATTAAACATACTGTGTTCTTTCCTCCAACTGGCATCCGGTTAGCAATTACCGATGCTGGCTGGAATGAGGCGAGAGAGATTTGCGCTCGTTGTACTGTTACTGAACAATGTTTAGAACTTGTTTTGGCGTTTCCTGATACCGATGATAAGTGGGGTATGTATGGTGGCAAGACACCTGCTGAACGGCGTGTGATCAGAGATGAGAGGCACAGGGTGCGATGAGAGCAAGGTTATGTTCGTGTTTTATTAAAAGAGTTGTACCGCAGAAACCTTTTTGCGGTGAGAAAGAACCTGACGATGAATGATGAACGCAAAGGCGACTGTCAAGGCAACAAAGAAAAATGCACGCTAACAGATTGCCCAAAGTTTGGTTTGCTTGGCAGACCTTTTAAAGATGGCAACAAGCGTGTTAAAGGTTGCGCCGACCCGACAGCCAGAGGTAAGCGATCACGCACAAAAGGTTTAAGTAAGCAGCGTGTCGCTCGTAAGCGTCTTGGTGTTGCACCGTCAAACAAGTTTGGTGACGCTAACGAAGAGGACTGGCAAGATGTTTTATTTGCTAATGAAGTGAAATCAGGAAAGCAGATAGGCGCAGTGGTCACTGCGTGGCTTCGTATAGACGCTCAGGTGCGTTCTAACGAGGCAGATTACGGTTCAAGGCATAAACCTACCCGAGCAATTTTAATGCCTGACGATTGGGGCAAAGAGGGCTTGGTGATGATCAAGTTGAGCACTTGGGAGGAATTGGTGCGCCCTGCGATGCACGACTTTTATGAGGGCACAGCGTGAACAGTTCTTTTGATTATATTTCATCTTTTTATGAAGGTGGGAAATGGGCTGAATATGTTGCAGAACTTTTAAGAACACAAAAAGTTAGATGTACTGCACCACCAATAAAGATCGCTAAAAGTCAAAGCGAACGTGATTTTATGACAAAGCACGAGCGAGACATTGTTTTTGATTGGTCTGATATTTGTTTAGAAGTAAAGTCATCTAGTCGCAGTTTTACGGATGCTGTTGATGATTACCCTTTTCAAAGTCTTTTCGTTGATACTGTTTCAAGTTTTGATTCTAAAGTTCAAAAACCTTTGGCTTATGTTTTTGTTTCACAAGTGACTGGTTCGGTGATTTGTATTTCAAGTAAATCGCACGTAAGTTGGCGACAAGTTGAAAGATTTGATAAGCAGCGTCAGATTACAGATTTTTTTTATAGTGCATCAAAACATTTGTTGATACCGTTTGATGATCTGGTAGAACATTTATTGAAACATCAAGATAGATTGAACTAATAGAGGAGGAAGAATGAACACCGCACAAATTGAAGGAATGATTGATCGCATTTGTGGTCTGTTTCCTACAAGTCAAATTGCACGCAATACGGTTAAGAGTGCGTGGACTAGCGATGACTTTCTGACCTTTCAAAGTGTTGAAGATGCACGCAAAATTATTCCGCTTGTAATGGAACAGTTTGAGAAGTTTCCGAGCCTTAAAGAAGTGCACAGAGTTTTCAGGCAGTTGCACGCCTACACGATTCCAGCGATGGTGCAGAACTGTGAAATCTGTTTAGGTCAAGGTTGGGATAATGGCGAACGCTGGAACTTTGCAGACAAAACACTTTTAGATGATTGCTATACCGAAGTTCATTTAGGGCATCAGTACAGAGTTGTTAAGAGATGTATTTGTAGAAAATAATTGTTTCCGATAACTAGAAGAATACTCACAGACCTAAACCATTCGCAAGGTAGTTGGTGACACTCGGCAACGAGGGTAGATCACGCTGTAAGCAATTACGGTGTGGGGCGAATAATAAAAGAGTTGGGAATCGCAGTTGAGGCAGTGCGATGGGGGCATTTAGAAAACTGACTTACTTACTAGATACACAAACATTGAAATAAAAATATATGTGTATAAACAACAAGAGCAACAGAAGTGATAAGGTTGAGGCATACGCCGACTGAGGCAAACGATGAGCGACTACGCCACGATCTGTCAAGGACAGAACAAAGAAAACTAATAAACCAACAACCAAGTTCAGAAGGAGGACAAGGTGAATCGGAGTTATATGAAAAAAGTTATTGCAGGTATTTGTATATGTTTTATTTGGTTTGCTGGAATTGCTCACGCTGTGAGCGCACCTAACGATCTAAGAAGTGTTGCTGTTGATCTAGATAGCCTCGTTCGTGTTGATGCGATAGATGTTGTTGCAGCCGATTATGTTTACCCGAAACAGTTTATGTGGGGTGATTGTTCTTGGATTGATCAGGTTGCTTTGGCTGCTGGTTGGTTGCCAAAAGATTTGGCTATGGTCAAAATGATTTCTGCTCGTGAGTCAGGTTGTTGCCCGAATCGTAGAGGCGGTGATGCTGTAGATAAGTTTTGTAATGTAACAAAAGTTACTGAGTGGTCGCACAGATCGGATACTGGCTTGATGCAACTGAATGGCGTTCACTGGTTGCAATCGCACAAACAGTACGCAGGATTATTTTGTAAGGAATACAAAATCTGCGAACAAGAGCCTCTGCTTGATGCGTTCACGAATCTGCGTATGGCGAAAGCGTTGTTTGATGTGGTGGGCTGGTCAGCGTGGCAGAAACAGCCTTAAAAAGTCTGTGATAAAAAAATTGTTTTAGAAAATCTTTGAAAACAGCGCAAAATAAGGGTTTTAGAGTGTTTTTAGATGTTTGATAGTTGAGGTTTTTATTGTTGGTCAGGTTATATTTAATACATCAAGCAAACACGCTTGATAGTTCAAGAGAGGGACTTCAAATGGAAACAGTAAACAAGAAATTTGAAATTGGTCAAGAATTATCTGCTCGTTCAGCGTGTGATTACGATTGTGTTTTTAGGTTCACAGTTGTTAAACGAACAGCAAAAACAGTTAGCCTTACTTATCACAATCAAATCAAAACAGTAAAAATTCGTTTGAATGGTGAAGGCGAATATTGTTACCCATTGGGCACTTTTTCAATGTCACCTTCAGTAAGCGCAAAATAAACCAAAGTTCAAGAGGAGGACTTAGAAATGTTATTATCAACCGAAATCAAATTAGATCAGATAGACAAAACATATCGGGGGCGCACAGGTTGCGCTTGTGGGTGTGGCGGTGAGTACTACGATCTAAACGGTCAAAACATTGACGCTGAACAAGTATCAAAAGAAATCAAGAAACACATCAAGCACATCAACAAAAACTCAGAGCGTGCAGAAATGTACATACTGATGGACAACCAAGTTTGCATAGAACTTGAGAATCCTTCAGGCACATCGGTTACTCGCATCTACTTAAAAGGAAACTAATAGTAAGTTCGGGTGGCTGGCAGGCACTCAGGTTCAAGCCCTGAACACCCACAAGGCGAAAGCCGAAACTAAACATCAACCAAGAGGAGGAACAGAAATGAAAGCAAACAAATATCAGCAACGAAGTTTTGACCCACAAGAACTGTTAAAACAAATTGGTGCGCCAACATTCTTAGCAATCTCAGGAGGTCGCTTAGAGTGCGGAACAAACAGCGAAGGCGAAACAGTTGAAGTAGTCTTACCGTGTGGGAAAGGCTACTCAGTAGCAATCACACTTGGCTGGTCTGATCTTTATATCGTGCGCAGAGACTACGGGCGCAAAAACCCGAAAACAAAAGGTGTTCTCACCGATGTTTATTGCGATCAGGTCAGCGAAGTCGCTTATCAGGCAAGCCTGTTTGCGATGAGCAAGTTTGGTCAGCCTGATCTATTCATTGAACAAGCAGAGAAAGAAAAACAAGACGATATTCTATTTCAAATGGAGGCGTACACAAGATGAAAGTAACTAAACACTCATTAGATCATATAGAACTAGTTTCGTCAGGCGACACAGCCTTATTTGAAATCAGGCTTGTGGTGGCGATGAACGACTGGTCAGACGATGAGGCAGAGGATATGGGCGCACTTGACTGGCTAATGAACCTGTTAAGCCTTGCATCAAATGGCACAGACATAACAACAGGCGCACAAGAGTTTCTAAAATCAATGATGACACTAAACGAAGAACGAGTACACTTGTGCAAAGTAGAAAAAGTTGATTACAACATTGACGAGATCGGAGGCAAATAATGATTGAACCATCTTCAAAAACAAAACTGCTATGTTCGCTGACTGGTGTCGGGATTTTGTTGATCATAGGTTTTATGCCAGCAAGCCCATTTGATGAAGTCACTCAAACAGATTGGATTATTTGGGCAGTTGTTATGGGTGCGCTACTTGGCGCAGCAACAAGATCGCTTATTTTGGTTGCTTACCAGTGGTCGTATCAGCGTGACAAGAAAAAGTATTTAAGAGATCGCAGCCGATAGGCTCAAAGTGTCCTTGTGGTATGCACCCACCGTTTTCAACCCCTCTTGAGCGTTGGAAGTATTGCTGCCACAAGGACTTTATTTTATGAAGAGGACTGATGACAATCAAAGATTTAGAAAGTGCTGTAGCGTTCTTGAGAAGATTAAGTGTTGGGCAAGTTGAGGCAGAGCATTTGATTGAAACTGTTGAGGCTTTAGAAAACGAGATCACACGAAGAAGGGCGAAAAGTAATGTTAAGAACTGACGATGAAACAAAAGGTGTGAACCCTTATCGTAGGTGTGTTTGCGCTAACTGGAACAACGATGATGGCACTTGCTCATATTGTGAATGGGAAGAAGAACACAACAGCGAGGAAGAAAACTAATGAGCGATTCATTGAACGCAGAAGTACAACACTGGCAGGCACGCACCGATGATATGCAAGTTGCGTTAGATCGTTTGCGTGAAGAACGAGATGCGTTAAGGGTTGCTTACGAGTTGCTACGAACAGAGGTTGTTGCTTTGCGATCTACTGTTTCAAGGATTCAGGTTGCGATGTCGCAAGGTCAAGAACTCTAAAGCAAATGAAAATCCGTTGCCACAACTGCAACCACACATTTCAAGCCGACCCGAAACGAACTGTTGGGTGTCTCTGCGACAGTGACTCACCAACTTGGATAGGTGTAACATCTGGAGGCAGGCTAATAGTTTTAAGCCTCACAAAATACACAATAGAAAAGGATTGAGATGGAACAGAGACAAATAGATTTTGCAACAGTAGATGTAAACAGCATTAAAGCACACCCGAAGAATGTGCGACAAGGCGACATCGGCGCAATCTCAGAATCATTAAAAGCACACGGACAATATCGCCCGATAGTTGTTGATCGGCGCACAAACCAAATACTTGCAGGCAATCACACTTGGCGAGCAGCAAAATCTTTAGGCTGGTCACAAATCGCTGTAGGGTTCATTGAAACTAAAGATGACGATGACGCAACACGCATCTTGCTTGCAGACAATAGAACAACCGACCTTGCTTCTTACGATGATTCAGGGCTAGCAGACTTGTTGAAAGAGTTAGTTGCGTCTGATGAAGGTTTAGAAGGCACATTGTTTGACGGTGATGCTTTAGATCAACTTCTTGTGGACTTAGACCGAGAACCGTTAAACATAGAAACAGATACAAAATATAGTCAAGCGGTAACTGTTCCGCATTATGAAATAGTTGGTGATGAACCACAACTATCTGAACTCGTGGACAGAACAAAAGCAACTTCTTTACGCAACGACATCTACAAAGCGAACTTGCCTAAAAACTTGGAAGAGTTCTTACTCACAGCAGCAGCACGACACCTTGTGTTTAATTACGGCAAGATCGCAGAGTTTTATCCACATCAAGAACCTGAAGTGCAACGCTTAATGGAACAATCAGTGCTTATTATTATTGATGCTAATGACGCTATAGCAAATGGTTACGCAACTTTTAAGCAAACAATTAATGACCTAAGAGGCGAGGACTGTATTGATGTTGAATAAAGAAAAGTTTGCAATGTTCATCTTGACACACGGCAGACCACACGATGTCATAACAATGCAAGCCCTAAAAGACAGCAACTACACAGGCAAAGTATTTATAGTTATTGACAACGAAGACAGTCAGGCAGATGAATATAGAAAAGTTTTCGGCAATGAAATGGTTATACAGTTTGATAAAGCAGCCATCGGGAAAACATTTGACATAGCAGACACAAGATCAGATCGCAGAGCAACAGTATTCGCTCGCAACGCATCTTTCCAGATCGCTCGTGATTTAGGGCTTGACTATCATATGCAATTAGATGATGACTACAAAACTTTTATGTACCGCTTTCCGAAAGATAACGAACTTAAAGGTGTAATAATAAAATCACTAGACCAAGTAATTGATGCAATGATAAAGTTATTAGAGGACACAAACGCTGTGACTGTTGCTATGGCACAAGGTGGCGATTACATCGGAGGCGTACAAGGCTTTAACAGTAAACCTCTTATGCGTAAGGCTATGAACTCTTGGATATTCCGAACCGAACGACCTTTAACATTTGTTGGTCGCATGAACGATGATGTTAATACTTATGTAATGAACGGCATAAGAGGCGAACTAATCTTGACACCAAACAACATCTGTTTAACTGTTGCTGCAACACAAGCAGTAGCAGGAGGAATGACTGAGATGTATGTTGAGAACGGAACTTATATGAAATCAATGTACACAGTTATGATGTCACCATCATCGGTAAGCGTAAAATATATGGGAACATCACACCCACGCTTACACCACTCAGTGCGCTGGAACAACACAGTGCCAAAGATAATTAACCAACGACATCGCAAAACAAATGTCAATACAACGCCCCTGCCTTAACTGCCGAACACTTACAACTAACAGCACACGATGCACTAACTGTCAAACACTTTGGAATAAACAACACCCAAAACCTGAACGCCTACACTACAAAGGCGACTACAAAAGAAGAGCCAAACAAATAAGAGACACAGCCATTGCCTGTTGGATATGTGGCGAAGGCAAAAGAACAAACGACCCGTTCACAGCCGACCATTTAATACCTGCTGACCCAAACTCACCTCTCGCAGCAGCACACCGATCTTGCAACTCAAGACGACAAAACAAACCAATCACACCAAACTAGACACGCACAAAAATAAATGCGATTTTTCCTAGATGCTTACAGGTGCTAC